GAATTGCTACATTAGCACCGCTACCGCAAGTAAATGTTAGTGTGTAGCTGGTTGCGTTATACATGAACCAAGTTTTGGAACTTGTGTTTGGTAGAAGTGTTACCGTACACGCCTGACCGCCACCTGTGAGTTTTAACCCAAGGCACCTGTCCGCGTCTAACGCACCGTCCGCAATTGTAATATTATCTGTCGAGGCGTTTGCAATAGCTCTGGTTCCCCAGGCTGTTGCTTGGCCAATTATTTCTAAGTTTGTGTTTGTTGTTGTACCCCAAGTACCAGATCCATCGCCAGTAGCCATCTCGTTAAGTCTGAGGTTATTTACATAGGTGCTTGCCATTTTTAAATCCTTATGCCGCTATTATTTCTGTCCACGCGGGGGTTTGTGAAACTGCTATATCACTCCAATCAGGTGTTTGTGAAGCCGTTATACCACTCCAATTAGGTGTTTGTGAAGGAATAATTAATCCCCATACATTTGGTTCTCCAATTTGGCCTGTTGCTGTAACACCCGTTGGGTAAACATTAACGCCTTCTTGAACACTAACGTCTCCAATTGTTCCGGTTGCAGAAACACCAGTTAGTGTAACAGTTCCGGTTGTAACAATAGATTCATTACCAACTGCGCTGGTTGCAGAAACACCAGTTGGGCTTACTACTGCGGTGCCAACAACTTGTTCGTCGCCAAAACCAATAGTTCCCGTTAAACCTGTTTCTGTGACAACTGCTCCACCAGCGGCAAGAACAGTTCCAATTGCGCCAGTTGCAGAAGCACCAGTTGGAATAACCAATGCGCTTGCAGCGACGGATTCATTACCTACCGCACCCGTTGCCGCGACGCCCGTTACTGTAACAGGAAGAACAGAACCCCAAGCTCCTTCTCCCCATGTACCGCGTCCCCAACCTGTTTGCGTCGGCATTAATTACTCCATTAAGCTATTCTAATAATAGCCGCACTTGCACTAGCTGCTGGAAATTGTATCGTAAAAGTTCCAGAACTTGATGATTTATCACCACCAAAGTCTAATACACAGACGGCTTTATCACTATTTGTATCGTTATATATTAATGCACCACGAGCAGTTATAGTCGCTGTGGTAAAACTAAGGTCTGCAAAATCTGTAAACCCTGTTGTTCCACTAGATGTAGGTGCGACTTTTGTTAAAGCGCCTCCACCTGCCGCATAACTTCCACTATTACTAACTTCTTGAGATGTAGAATAAGCGGTGGTTGTGGCACCCATTGTTGCCGAACTTGTATATAACGCCAGTTTAAAAGCATTACCATTTGTTGCAAAATTATGTGTAGCAGTCAAAAGTTCTTTTTTGAACGAAGTACACATTGCTTGTGTTATAGCCATTACATTCTCCTTATAGCTTCTGCTAAGTCTTTGTGACCCGCCTCACGTAATTTATGACATATAGTAGCACGTTCTTCTTTTTTAGCCAACTCTATATAATTGTGTAAAAGATTACGAACATTATTTGCAAAGACATGTGCTTGTTGTCGAATAGGTTCTGGCGCTGTTTCAGATACAGAAACAATTTTTTTTGTTGCCATCTCTGCAATTTGATCATTGGAGTAACCACCATTACTAGATGTTACTACTCCGACAGAGCCTACCGTTGATTGTATGTCTTCACTAAGCATGTTTTTCTTTTCCATTTAATTTATGTAAGTCATGTCTTCCTATTAAAACAGGTTCTATGTCTAAGGGTTCTGAAGGTTCTGGAGGAATATACTCAGATTGCTTTGTAATTAAAAGTCCTTCGTTGTTAAACGTTTGAACCAAAGGATCTTCAAGTCTATGATACCCATAAAGCTTTTCATTCTCCGGTATATTTGTATCTAACAAGCCAGAACTATGGGCAACCTCTACCTTAACACCTTTTGATACAGCAATTGCACACCAAAATTCGCAACACGCTCGACCAGCTTCAGCTATCTTTACGTTTTTATAGCTATAATCTATTCCATATAGGCATATTTCTGTAGCTCTATACCATATAGCGTAAGCAATTGCATAAGCCACTGTGTTGTTAAAATAACAAATGTTTAATTCTTTTATTACTTTCTCAAGTGGGTATTCTTCTAAATGATCCACTCTGTCATCAAGTTCACAAGTAACAATAGGTTTCGTGTTTTTCGCCAAGAACTCTCTTGCAATCCCTGTTTGTGTTCCAGCATAATTTGTATCTAAAAATCTAGAGACAGGATCCATCATAAACGTTCTGTCAACTTGTATTATACCACCAATAGAATTAATCCCCCACGTCTCATCATAAACTTCAGAGCATATACGTGACGTTATGTAATCAGCACAGCTATTACCTAAACCTACAATAGCTATCTTCATGTTCGCTCTCTTTCTACCAAGCCTCTTCGGTATGCATCAGAGTTCTCACGAGCCTCACCATAATCTTTTAATCTTATCAATGATTCATTAAACCTTTCTTGATATAGATTCATCATATCAGGTTCGCCTTTCATAAATATGTAGGCTTCAACTAAAGTTCCATATAACATTGCATTAGGAGCGTTCGTACTTAACCAGGTTGTACCAGAGTCCGACCCAGAAGTAAGACTAGCAGGCCTGTAGAAGTAATGAAGCTCTGTTGTATATGACGCATCCGGAGTTGGAGCTAGTAAAAAAGAATTATTATCAAAGTACGCATAATAAATAGGTGCCCCTGTCGTTGCTGGATTAGGTGTGTACTCTTGGAGAAAGTTTACATCCTTTTGTAAAAGAAAAGTTTTAGAACTAGAAACTTCAAAAGATAAACTAAAAGAAGCCAAGTAATCAGTTGGAACAAGTAAGAATTGATTACCTGAAGTAGTAGTTCCTGTTGCATTTTTTCTAAAGTATTGTAAGTCTACAGCGTTTAAAATTCGTTGCTCTGCGGACTCTATAAAGTCTGGCAATGATGAAACAAAAGTTGTTTCTGAATTATCAGTGTAATTTTGAATAGCTGTTTTTAACGTTCCAAATGTATAACTCATGATGTTCCTACCGTAACTGTTCCAAGTTGCCCTTTACATAAAGGAATTAAATCATATTCTAATGTAGTTAAATTAAAAGCAGGAAATTTAATTTCTGCGTTTATTTTGTTATTAGGAGGTCTTGGATTTTTAACTGCTTGAGGATCAGAGCCTATATGAGGAGCATATAGCTGTGGCTGTTTAGGATCAAATTCATCTGGACCCACTAACGCTCCAGTCCACTCTTCTCTCATCTCGTTTAAACGATACCTGAAACCAGACCTGTCTGATATACCCCACGTTTTTTTTCCTGCTGCGTATGCCATTAATTCCTCAAATAACTAGCACTCGGTTGTAATTTAAGCGAAACTCTTTGCTCATCTTCTTCCGCTGCTCTTTGAAACTCTTCTTCATAAACAGCTTTTAAAAACTGTAGTCTATCAGGAGCACGTTTCATAGCCATATAGTAAGCTAATCCAGCAACCATACAAGGATAAAACCTGAACGGAAGGTCAGTAGTATTTACCAAAGTATCTGCATCTTCTAGTCTTCTAACATAATAATAAATAACTTGGTCAGTAGAGTTTTCAGGAACAGCCCAAAGATTTATTACTGGTGCAATTTGCCTGTTAAACCAAAATTGACTAGGCCTACCTTGAGTAGTTTTATTTGGAAGAGTGACATAATCACCCCTACTAATTTCATCTAATGTGTAGTCAGTGCCGTCTCTACGCAACACAACCTCTAAAATACTAACAACATCTGTATCAAGAGTTATTGTAGCAGTACCTTTAGTTAATGTTACTGTACCATTAGAAACTGTCCAAAGATTTAAACCTCTATTAGCCCAGTCCGCAAACATTAAATTTAAAGAACGTCTAGCAGATCTTGCATCATATCCAGTGCGAACTTCTAGCCCACACCTTTCATATGCTTCTTCAATAACCTCTGCTACATCTAAATTAAAATCTCTTGAACCGGAAGTTGCCATTTAAAACTCACCTTTAAAACCTTTTCCAGAAATTTGAACACCACCAGTACTTGTACCTTTAGAGTTAATAACGCCGCCGTTTTTCATACCTTTAGGCTTAACCTTGCCACCATATCTCATACCCTTTGGCTTAACCTTGCCACCATTTTTCATGCCCTTTGGCTTAACCTTGCCGCCGTTTTTCATACCTTTAGGCTTAACAACACCACCATTTTTCATGTAACCCATATTGTTGCGTACTGATGTGGGTAACTTAGCAAGCCCAGGGTTTTTTGCTTTATTAACTTTCTTCATTATTTTTTTCTCCATCGTTATACAAGTTATCAAAAATTCTATTAACGTCTAATGTATAGTCTAAATCCGATTTTGAATAGTGTATATGTTGTGACGGCCTAAAATCGGGTGCACCCTCTCCTGTTTGAAACCATGCTGGATGTGTAACACGAACACGATTATTAGGCAATGCAACTATATTACCCGTCCAAATACCTGCATCTAAAAGCTGCAACACATGAGATTGTTTGTGTTGTGCAGGGTCATCAGCTATTTCACTCTCTGTATAATCTACAGTAAACAAATATTTTGCTGGAAACATTTCTCCATTAATCTTCGCCAACCAAGGACAAGGTGTTGCCCTGTCAAGAACATAAACTGAGTGATGATGTGAAGAACAATCCCAAGGTTGAGCATCATACGTGTCCATTGGTTCTGGCCATTCTTTTAACACCATATCACCAACTAACGCGGTAATTGGCATTCTTGCCCACATAGCTCCCCCATGAACTGTGTCTTCTTCTTCTCCATCAGCCTCACTTCCAGTAAACACAAGTTGAAAACTTAAACATCTATTAGGCATTGTTGTAACAGCAATAACCATCGCATGTAAAAACTCACCCTCATATTTCTCGTGATTGTGGGTGTATTCACGACGAACCCAACATTTAAAATAAGGAATGTTACTTTGTAGATATGCCATTACTTTTTCTTAGACTTTCTTTTTTTTGCGACTTGTCGCTTTGACTCTTCTCGGTTTACCTTTAGGTTGACCGAGTCTTTTCTTTTGGGCAATTCTACTACTTTTTTCTGAGGCAGACATTTCTTTAGAAGTTTTAGGAGTCTTGCTACTAACTCTTTTGGTAGGCCTACAATACGGGACACCACGCTTTTCTCCTTTTTTACGACCACACGCTTTTCCTGTTTTGACATCTTTCCAATCCTCTTTAAACCATCTCTTTAAAGCTAAACCTTTTTTTGTTTTTCTAACAGCCATTAAAACGTTCTAGTTTCTTTACGTCTATTTTCTTGAACCTGTCCACAACCCGCCGCTATAAAACCTCCTCCTTTAAAGTTTTTAGATGGACGTTTAGGTTTATCAATAGCAGAAATTATTCCACCTTCTGCTTTTTTAACTTTGTTTCCCCAATTAGATGCACCGACTTTACGACACTTCGCGATAGCTCCCGAAGCGTAAGCAGAGGGAAACACCTTATATCTGGCTTTTACTTTTTTATAACAAGCATCTTTGGGCATATTTTTTCCTTTCGGAGGATTAGAAATTTGTTTACTGATCTGTGATCGAGCTATAGTCATTAGAAGTTTTTCTTTTAATAAAATCTTCCCATAAAGTTTTTATCATTTTATTGTTTTCGGAAACTTTAAAAGAAGTTACAGCACTGGTTTTATCAAGTGAAATTAAGGTGAGACACATCCAAGACATAACCCCTGTGACAAAAACTATGATAACACCCGAAACTATTTGTTTTAACATTAACGACATTTCCATCGCTTTCTAGCTTGCCTTAAACGACTGTTGGGATCTTTAGCCGCTTTTGGAAATTTTTTCATTTGCCCAGCAGAACGAGCACAATATGACTTACGTCGTTTAGCATCCTTACTGCCAGGCTTTACCTTTCCCGTAACCGCTGTCTTTAACTTGCTACCAGGATTCTTTCTTCGATAAGCCTTTACACCTGCCGTAGTCATCCCCGCACCTTTTTTAGTTGGGCGAAAATTCTTTTTATTACGCTTCGGCATTTCTCCTTTAGAAGGCATCTTAGATCCTATGCGTGGTAAAACATCATTAGATCCATAGTCGCTACGATAAAGGTCACATAACAACCATCTGTAAACAGCACACCTTCTTCAGGAATAAACGGATCATCTGAAGTGCTATCTGTTCCAATTGATCGAAACTGTATTAACTCAGTTCCAGTAGCACCAGTTTTTCTAATGTTAGCTTTACCTGCGGTTCCACCGGAAACAAAAGAAAATCCTTTTAATCTACATCTTCCTGCAAAAATAACACCAAGAGCATTGTTGTTAATTCCAGCTGAAACATTACCTGCTGGGTTACCCACTGCCGTTATACTTGTAATAGTTTTAAAGTAGCCCGAACTTGTTGCTGTTCCAGCATTTGCTCCAGTAACAGTCTCACTTAAAGCTGATCCATTCACATCTGTACCGACCACCGTAAAAGAAATCCCGCTGTCGTTACCCGCTGATAAAATTGTAACTTGTCGTCCAGACGCGTTTGTAACACTTCCGCTATCAGCTAAAGCACCACCAATAGTCAAAGCCGCATTGTTACCAACTGACGCTGCTGTTGAAATCCCATCTGCATCTAAAGCTACTTCGTCGCTAATAATGACGGGGGTTAGATCAGATCCTGCCATTTGTTTCTCCTTTATAAAAGTGGCAGGGGTTGCCCCCTACCTAATTAAGAATTATGCGATTTGAACATATTCGATGATGAATGTGAACGATCCTGCTGTTGTTGCATCGACAGTATTTGTGATGTTGCAGTAAATAGTTCTTGCGGTGTCTGTATATTGAACAGAAGCTGGTGCAGTTGTACCATCTTGTGTTTGAAGAACCAAACTAGTCACAGTTACGTTGTGTACAACAACGGTTGTACCAGCATCCAGTATTTCGTCTGTCTGAGCCGCAACAATTTGTGCGCCAGAAGAAGATGTACCAA